GACCGATACCTAATTCCTCTAATTTTTTAACTAAACTAGCCTCAGAATATCTTGGGGGTGGTTGAGTAAAGTGTTGTTCATCTATAAAATCAGATATATTTACTTCTCCTTTTTCTACTTTGGGTAAAATATTTTCATCGTTGCTGTCATCATCTAAATTAATTACCTTCATAAAACCATCAAACACTATCGTTGAACCCGATGACTTAAAGATATGTTCATTGTTATTTGATTCAATAATAATTGTTTTTCTATCAAATTTTGCTGGTGTCATTTGTGAAGATAGAGCTCTTGACCAAATCAAGTTATATAATTTATTTTGATCTGAACTTAAATATGCAGAAAAAGCAGGTGTGTTAGTTCCACCAATACCAGATACAAAGTTTGCTCTAGTCATTTTTCTTAATGCTCCAGCAGATGTGTCATGGATTAATACAGTATCGTCTGTAGCAATAGAAGTTTCAGCAGTTTGACCAGTAATTATAGATGCTGCTACTTGTGAGCTTCCAACAGAACCATCAGGTGCATTTACAGTTTGTTTAGCCATTCCAAGATAAATACAATACATATCATCGCCACTAGCAGTAGCAGATGTTAATGTAAGTGAAGTACCACTAGCAGTGTATGCTGTAGTAGGTTCTTGACGAACATGATTTATAAATAAAGCTATTTCGTTTTGATTAGTTACTGCGTTATCCAATGTGTATGAAGTAGTTGCACTTACACTAAAGTCTTGTTTAACAAAACTAATATATGAATCAGCAGGATCTTTCCCAATATATCCCATCTTACGTAATCTCCATTATTGACAATGTTGCATCAATCTTTGCTGATACAGAACAATCTATCTTCAACACGTCTGTTGTTTGTAATACATATTTTCCACCAGTTAGCACTTCTAACGAGCTACCTGCAGGAATACTTGCATCTTTTACAACAGTTACATTTTCATTAGTTTCAGTATCAGAAGTATCTGACTCAATTTTTACTGAAGCTGTTACTGCTGTACTATGAACATTACAAAGTGTAAGTCCAATGACAACAGTTGTTGTTGAAGAAGGAACTGTATACATAGTCAAAGCTGTACCAGCACTTGCTGGCATTGCTGCATTTGTTTTTACTTTAAAAGTATTTGCCATTTATTTCCTCCTGTTTAGCCTAACGCTATTGCTAGAGCTGTTGGATCGTCTTTTGTAAATCCTTCACCCTCTATGAATGTTGATACTCTAGATAAAGCACATTTTCTTTCTGTTCCATTAGCACCATCATCTACTATAATTAAATCTGTTGAAGCTAAATTAGCACCAATATCTGTTGCTCCATCTATTTCTAATGCACCTATATCTACTTTACCTGCAGTACTAATAGTTGCTAATTTTGAATCTGCTATAGAATTTATAGCAAGTGTAATATTTCCTGAAGATGTAACAGGTGTACTACCAACTGTAAACTCTCCAGCACCAGCATCAGCAATTCCTATGCTTGTTACTGTTCCAGTATTGGAAGGTGTAATTTTAGTAAAGGTAATTGAATCTGATCCTAATGAAGCAGAACTGTTTGTTGTGCAAAGCCAAATAGTATTATCATTAGTTGAACCTTGATTAATAACAACCATTTGTCCTGAAATTTCTGCTATAGCATCATACTCAGTAGATCTACTAGCTGTTCCACTAGCTACAACAGTATAAATACCATTTTGACTAGCAGTAGATTGATCTTTAACTAAAACTTGATCTCCAGTAGCAAGTGTTACTCCATCAATAGTATCTCCATTTTGAAGATCTGATGAAAGAGTTACGTTTGCTGTAGTTGCTGCTTCGCAAACTATTCTAGTTCTAAGTCCAGCAACAGCTTGGTCTACATAAGATGTAGCTGCTTTAGTATCTATTTGTGTTTGGATAGCAGAAGATACACCATTTAAATAACCAAATTCTGTATTTGAAATTGTACCATCGTGAATTTTTGTAGCTGCAATTGCTGCACTAGAATTAATGTCTGCATTAACAATAGAGTCATCTACAATTTTAGCTGAGTTTACTGAACCTGTAGCAAGTTTAGCAAGTGTAACATTAGCATCTGCTATATGTGCAGTATCAATACTGCCATCTACATAATGTTCTGAGTCTATACTATCATCTGCTATTTTAGCATTTGTAACAGCATCAGCATTTATTTTAGCTGTAGTGACAGCACTACTTGCGATTTTTGCTGCTGTAACTTGTGAATCAGCTATGTGAGCTGTATCAATAGATGCGTCTGTGTAGTGTTCACTATCAATAGCATCATCAGCAATTTTAGCACCAGTAATTGCATCTGCTGCAATCTTTGCAGTTGTAACATTTCCATCTGTAATTTTTGCAGTTGTAACTGCGTCTGTTGCTAATTTTGCAGTCGTAACATTTGAGTCTGCAATATGAGCTGTGTCTATAGAACCATCAGTATAATGTTCTGAATCAATAGCATCGTCTGCAATCTTAGCTCCTGTTACAGCGTCAGCTGCAATCTTAGCTGTAGCTACAGAACTAGATTTAAGATTAGCTGCATCAATTACATCTTCTGGAATTGAATCATTTGTTTTAGAAAGTATACCTACATAAATTGTAAGAGTTTCACTAGATAAAGATCCACTATCCCAAGTAACATTAACTGTTGTGTTTGTAGAAAATGATGAGCTAGATATTGTTCCAACTATTGTTCCAGTAGATGAACCTACTGCTTTAATTCTTCTTCCTGCATGGTAAAATGTAGTTACATCTGCTCCTGATACTGTAAATGAAGTTGAACTAGCATAAGCTGCTGTAAAGGATGCATCTCCATCTCCGTAAATCACCCATTGAGAATCATTGTACCATTCTCTAATATCAGCTGCTACAGCTCTAAAGGCATTGTTAATATTGGAAGGTAACATACCCTCTGCAATACTAACACCTCCTACTGAACTGTTACTACCTGCTGTTGTGCTATAATCTTTTATTCCTGCCATATTTCTCCCTAATCCATAAACCAACTAAAAGCTTTATCGCTTTCAGTATTATTTTTATTAATTAATGTATTAACTGCTTCTTCTAATTGTCTTTGAAAATATTCTTGTGTTTCAAAAGAATATCTAACATTATCTATATCAATTGTATCACTCATCGTGTTCCTGCTCTTGATGCTACGAGATCAATTCCTTGTGCATGAGTAAATGAAGTACCTGCTGCTACTTTAACATTTGCTCTAATATATCTTCCAGATTTTCTTACTGGATTTATACCACTGTTTCTCATAGATACTGAACTTGTTTCAGTTTCTGTATCTGCTAATCGTTCTCTAGCTTTAACTGTTAATGTTGCTGTTGCATCTACAATAGGTCTAACACCTGTTATATTTGCTCTAAGTCCAGGAAAAGGTTCTAACTCTGCAGTTTCTACTTCGCATTCATTAGAGTTTCCTGAAAAAATTGCTGCTTTATAATCTGAATCAATTGCTCCTAAAAACATTTGTCCACCATTCCAATAATCAGTATCTAATGCAGCACTAATATTTTCTAAGTTTTCAGATATAATATCCATAAGTTCTACAGTAAACGCTCCTACAAATTGTGAAAAAATTGTACTAGCATTTGCTTCTGCTAAAGACCATTTTTTTGTAGCGTAATTATAAATAATAATTCTATCACATATACCTGTTGTATTTGTAGTATTATTAACGCTTGGGTACAACCACATAGCCAACTGATTAAATGGATCTACAGCTGCACAAATTCTATCTGAATATGCTTTATTTAAATTTAAATCAAAAAATCTATTAACTTTTTCTACTCCGATAGGTAAAATAGAATCACCATTAATTTGATAAAAACCATCATCAGCATAAAAGAATATTTGTCTATTGTCTTGACAAACTGTTCTTCCAAACATTGCACCTCTATTAGGTGAAATTACTGAAAGTCTAAATACAGTATTACCACCAACATAGTCCATACGAATGATTTGGTTTTGTCTAAATACATAACCAACTTCACCTGATGTTATTGCTACAACTTGCCCACCAGATCCTGGAAGATCTTGTTGATCAGCTTGTTTACCTGACCAAACAGTAATATCATTAATTCCAGACCATTGTATTCTATTTGTAGCATTTGTAATATTTCCTGTAACTAAGAAATCCCTTACAACTCCTGAGACTCTAAATGTAGGAACTGTTCCTGCAGTTTGAATTGCACTAAGATTTGCAAAGTTAGTTGATGTACCCATTAAATAATATTGAGGTGCATCTGTTCCATTACTTGCT